CAAAGAAGACTTATTGCTTTAGGTTACACGCATTTATTTGAAGATGAAAAGGTCGAAACGCACGAACCAGAATTTAAACCAACTTCACAAGAGGTAATAGATGCAATTACTGAAATTATTGAAGCACCAGTAAAGAAAACAAGACGTAAAAAGTCAGTATGAAATACTATATAATTCAATACTCACGTTCAATGTACGAAAGAATGCAAAGAATGTTACCATCCTTAGTAGATGAAGATACGCACGTTTGCTTTTATGAGTACACATCGGACGAACCGCACGAAATAAATATAACCGCAGTAAGTGAAGACGAATTTCTAAAACATTACAAATGAAACCAAAGTACATAAAGACACCAGAAGCAATGTACGAACTATTCGAGGAGTACAAAGTAAGTCTTAAACCAAGAGAGATACAAAAAGCAACTCCAAAAGGTGTAGTATCTGAGTTTCATTTACCACCTTTGACAATGTCTGGATTTAGAACGTTCTGCCATAAGAAAGGAGTTACAATAGTACATTATTTTTCTAATACGGATAATGCTTATAATGAGTATCGAACAATCTGTACGCATATAGAAGACGAAATCAGAACAGACCAAATCGAGGGCGGTATGGTTGGACAATTCAATCCGTCAATTACACAACGACTAAACAACTTAACAGAACGCACCGACATAACAACACAAGGTCAGCAAGTAAGTGATATTAAGATTACTATTGTAGGTTCAGATGAAGCATCATAATCCAATTTATATGATTGCGGTTGTAGAAGATTATATCTACAAAAGAACTGGCAAACAAGTTACAATTGACAAGAACATAGTAAACGACCCACAACAATTAATGAAACTGCATATAGCGTTTCAAACTGCAAATGAATATCAAAGCAACGAAAGTATTTGAGAAGAACTATAAAGCCTTAGAAGATAGTTCTATTCGCTTTCTCATTAACCAAGGTGGTTCACGTTCAAGCAAGACGTATTCGCTTTGTCAGTTGCTAATTGTGTGGTGCTTGGCGAATCCAAACAAGGTAGTATCAATAGTTCGTAAAACATTCCCAGCGTTACGAGCAACCGTGATGCGTGACTTCTTCGAGGTGCTTAAAGACTTAGACTTGTACGAAAAGGCTAACCACAATATGTCTGAAAATATCTACCGCTTTGCAAATGGTTCTATTGTAGAGTTCTTTTCAGTTGACGATGAGCAAAAGATTAGAGGGCGTAAACGTGACATAGGATGGTGCAATGAAGCGAATGAGTTATGGTTCGAGGATTTTCAGCAATTGAATATGCGTACTGAATCAAAGTTAATATTCGACTACAATCCATCTGAGTCTGCATCTTGGTTATATGAGTTGCCAGAACAAGAAAGCGTATTAATCAAATCAACATACAAAGACAATCCATTTCTACCGGAATCAATCAAACGTCAGATTGAGGACTTGCAAAGAACAGATGAAGCGTTGTATCAGATTTACGCATTAGGAGAGAAAGCAATAAGCAAACTAAACATCTATTCGAATTGGACATTTGTAAAACATAGAGAACCACGCTTTGTGAATTTTGTTTATGGTCTTGACTTTGGATATAACCACCCTACGGCATTGGTTCGAGTTTACTACTGCGACAAAGACATCTACATTGAACCAGTTATATACGAATCTTACTTAACGACTACACAACTAATTGAACGATTTGAGCAATTGAATATTGATAAGCATACGGACATCTTAGCGGATTACTCACGACCAGAAATTATAGCAGAGATGCAAACGGCTGGGTACAATGTGAACAATGCAAACAAGGTAGTTAAAAAAGGAATAGACAACGTTAAGACGTTCGGAGTATTTGCTGAAGATTATCCACCATTGAAAAAAGAATACGATAACTACAAGTGGAAGAAAGTCGGAGACATTATAACAGACGAGCCAGTTAAACTATTTGACGATGCTATGGATGCAATACGATACGCTACAACTTACATACGAGAGATGTACTATTCAGATGATGCTTACATTGCTTTTTAAAAACGAAATTTAAAATCAAAACAATATAAATAAAAACAAAAGAAATGGGAACAAATTTGATGGGCGAATTAGTCGCTAACTTAGGAACGTACATAGTAAACAATACAACGGAAGCAACTAAGACTATTGATGCAATCGTTGTACTTGAAGACACTATATTTAGTTCTATTAAAGTTGCTGGTACAGATGCAAAGAGTACATACTTAGCAGACGCAACAAAAGCTATTAAAGCTGGTGCAATCATCACACCGATTAACGATGTGCAATTTAGCGGAGTGACTTTAACAAGTGGTTCAATCGCTTTAGTATTAGGTTAAGATGTACGGATACGGATACTCGCTTTACAATAGGTTAGCCTTCTTAGGTGGGTTAGACCCAGATGCTACTGCATTCTTTTCTGCTACTGGAATCACTGACCCAACAATTCAAGGTGCTATCAATTCTTTATGTGTTGACTTGAAGAAGTATGGAGTTTGGTCAAAGATGAAAGCTATATATCCATTTGTTGGTGGTACTGCTACAACGCATAAATTCAACTTGAAAGACCCAAGAGATTTAGATACTGCATTTAGATTAACGTTTAATGGCGGTTGGACACACGATGCAAATGGAGCAACTCCAAACGGGACTAACGGATATGCTGATACGTTCTTAACATCATCTGCAAATTTAGGATTGAATAGTACACACGTTTCAATTTACTCAAGAACAGACACGGCTAAAACTGCACCAGCAATTGCAAATGCTATTGGAGCATCAGCAAGTGAAGTTTCAATGTGGTTGAAAGACACGAATCTTTTGTCATTAAGAGTAAACAATTCAGCTGTAAGTCAATTAGCAAATACAAATTCAACGGGTTACTACATAGGTAATAGAAATTCGAGCACTCAATTATCTATATTTAAAAACAATACTAAGACTACTTTCACACAAAATAGCAATTCATTAAATTCTGTTAATTTTAGAATAGGAGCGTTTCACGTATTTTATGATAATAAACAATATGCTTTTGCAACAATAGGTACTGGACTTACCGATACAGACGCATCAAACCTATACACAGCAGTACAAGCATTTCAAACAACTTTAGGTAGACAAATATGAGACTAAACCAAATTACAACCGAAGACGTTAACACGTTAGTAGGGTTACTAAACCAAGAACAAAAAGATTCTTTAGTGGGACAATTGTACACAGATGATTCTTACTTCAACCCAATTCAAGACGCAAATGATAATTGGATTATCTCAACGGAAGAAATGATAAACTGCACAAACGAGAAATTTATGTGGGTTAAAGATTTAGAATTGATTACATACGTACCAAAAGAAGTAACACCGATAGTATAATGGCGATGACTAAGATTGCAGAAGTTTACGACTTCGCACCAGCATACAACCCTTTGATGTTTATATACAACTCAACGAACAAAAACAAGTTGGGTTTCAAATATATCTTTCAAGTGTATGCAAGTGGCACGGCTACAAAAATAGGAGAATATAAAGTTCTACCAAGATTCAGCGATGGATACGGACAAATTGACTTATCTAAACTTCTGCAATCAAAAGTTACAACAGACTTCGATGCTACAAATTTAACGCTACAAGACGCAACTAATTCATATTACAATTACGATGTCAAAATCGGAGAGGAGTACATTCAAGGAGTTGCTTATTCAAGTTCATTAACTAACAATGCTGGCTTTGTAAAGATTACAAGTGCGACACATACATTTGTTGTAGGCGACCAAGTAAGCATCAAACAAGCTGACGATGGTTTAGCAAATCCACTTATTGAGGGTTTATTCGTTGTTAAGTCGGTGCAGTCTTCAACTCAGTTTACTATTAGTGCTTTATGGTCAAATGTAAACGATGCTTCAATAGATGGCAATGTTTACTACGCAGATAATAGAAAGACTCAGACTTTAGCCATAATTACAGAATCAGATAAATATGTGTTTAATGGAGTACGCACTTGGACTGATTACACTACATACAATGAGAATCAATACTTAATTGATGGAACAGGTACGCAATTGTTTGTGACAGACTTACCGACTACTGGCTTTTCAATAACATCAACACAGAACTTGTGGCTTAACATAGCAAATGACTTTATTGATACTGATTTGTTTTGTGAGATTCTTAATTCAAACGGAGACCAGTATATCACACAAATTGACATTGATAAAAAGATGACTCAGATTTGCATTGGAGTAGATACGATTCCAACGTCTTATACTGGCACGTTACCAATAATTAAAAACGATACTACATTTATTCAATTTCAATTGTTTAATAGTGGTGGCGACCCATACTCAGAGCAATATACAATTGATATAGACCAAAGATGTAGAATAAATGAATACGATGTTTATTTTATGGATAGAATGGGAAGTATAGCTTCGTTTGGTTTTAGTCTTAAATCGTATGAGAATGGAACTATTGCACGTCAAACATACAACAAAGTTAATGAGGGTTATGTAAGTGACTCAATGTGGAATTATCGTACTACTGAATTTGGACAAACGGCATACTCAATTCAATTAGACAAAACATTCGAGTTGAATACCGACTGGATGACTGAAGAAATGAATGTGTACTTTGAGCAGTTACTTACTTCTCCTATTACGTTTGTAAGATTCGGAGATGACTACATTTCGTGTCAAGTAACTGACTCATCGTTTGAGGTTAATCGCAGACGCAACAAAAACTTGATTCGTAAAACAATCACAATTAAATTAGCAAATCAAAATACTATAAATGTTTAACGTACAGATTCAATTAGAAAGTGGTTATTTAGATGTTAAAGAGGGAACTGCTTTTCCTTTGAATTTCGGAGTAGCTGATATTCGTGACGTATCAAAAAGAAGCGGTGCGTTTTCAAAGACTATTGTATTAAGTGGTACAAAGAACAACCATAATCTTTTGAATCACTACTACGATGTTAATATTCAAACTGGCGACTTTAACATAGACACGTTAACAAAATGTAGCATTATTCAAAATGGTATACCTATTCTTGAAAATGCAGTTCTGCAATTATTATCAGTAAACAAGAAACAAGATGGTGCAAACTATGAGGAGTTTGTAGAATATGAAGTACTTGTAAAAGACGATGCGTCTGACTTCTTTGTTAAGTTAGACAATAGCGAGTTGACAGACTTAGACTTTAGCGACTTAGACCACGTAATTAGTTCTGCTAATATTGTATCGAGTTGGTCGCACGATGTGAATGATGGTTATAAGTATTTATTAGGCTACCAGAATACAAGTACTTATACTTTAAAGGAAGCAAAACCAGCAATATACGCAAAGACTTACTTTGATAAGATATTTGCATCACAAGGATTTTCCTATACTTGGAATACTTTAGAGGTTGATAGATTCGACAAGTTATTGATTCCATTTGTTGGAGATGTTAAGCGAGATATATACAATAATTATTTAGTTGAAGCAACAAATACAAAAACATTTAGCACGTTATTTAACGTACCAGCAAATGCACCTTTAACAAACTACACCGAGTTAGTAGATGAGTTAAATATATTCAATCCAACTACTGGAATTTACGACACACCATTTACATTAAGCACTGGAGATTCTTACAATTTTCAAGTGGATATTGACTATTCAATTAACTTGTTAAATTCGAGTGGTGCAATTGCTTATTTAATTGACCAGTGGACTATTGCTGGTGGTACTGCTAACTATTCAGCAATGTACATTCGACCATTTATAAGTATATCAAAAAATGGTACTGAGATTTCGGTAACTTATTCAGATACTATTAGCGTTCCTTTGACGTTGACTTCTGCATCAAGTACAAACATAGAGAACAGACTTAAAACTTTTAACATACCAGTTTCTGGAATTGTTGCTGGAGATGATTTGCAAGTTCGAATAGGAATGCATATATCAGTTTTGCCAAATGCCAATTTCAATCCTAATGCTATGGTGTGGAGAAGTTCTAATAGTTCGCCTTGGGGTGTTCCAGTTACTATTAATTCTCAAATGGTAGCCAATTCAATTAAGATTAAAGTACTACCATCTTCAACAACTGCAATAAGCGGTACAAATATTAATTTACTTGGATTCGTTCCATCAAAGATTAAGCAAAAGGATTTCTTAAAGTCTATTTTTCAAATGTATAATTTGTATATAGAATCAGACAAAGACAATCCAAACATATTAAACTTAACTACAAGAGATAATTTTGTTGATAGTGGAGTTGAGAAAGACTGGACTTACAAACTTGCAAAAGATAGCGACCAAGTGTTGCAATTTTTACCAGAGTTGACTGGAAAGAAAATACAACTAACATATAAACAAGATTCAGACGAAGCAAATAAAAAGTATTTTGATACTACACAAGAAGTATTCGGACAAATTGAGCACACTTTCGACAATGAATACATTAAAGGAGTAGACAAAAAAGAACTTATCTTTAGTCCTACACCATTGTTACAAACACCATTCAATGCTTTTGTTCCATCGTTTAGCTTTGCAGAGCCAAAAGTAAATTTAAGAATATTGTACGATGGTGGATTGAAAGCGTGTAACTCATTCAACTTGTACGACTACGGAACTACTGGACAAAGTGGATTGACTTCTTATCCATACGCTGGACATTGGGATGACCCATTGAAACCAAGTTTTGACATCAACTTTGGGTTGTGTGATTTCTACTACTACTCTGGATTCCAAACTACAAACAATAACTTATATAATCAGTATTGGAGAAGAACGATTGCACAGATTAATACGGGTAAAATGTTAATCGCTTATTTTGACTTAGACGAGTTAGATATACAGACGTTGAAACTTAATGATAAAATACGTATTGATAATTCTTGGTGGACTATAAACAAAATCATTGATTACTCAGTTAACCAAAAGTTGCTTACTAAAGTTGAGTTAATGAGTATTGACACTGACATAGACTTAGCACCATTCAAAACGAGTACACCTAAGATGGTAACGCAGTCAGAGAACACGTCAATCTTTCAAGCAATTAGCGAAGCAGTAAACAACAATATTAATAGCATTGATAGTTCAGCTCAGGCTATTGTAATGGGAAGCGGAAACGTAATAGGAAGCGGATTGAAAGGAATGTGGATAGGCGACAATTTAACGCCTACTGATGATGGTATAATTGTTCCAAGTATGAAAGCATCAAACGCAGAGTTTGGAATTATTAGACTTGCTAATTTACCAACTTTTGATTCTGATAGAGATGCTGGAATTTCTGGACTTACAACTGGAGATGTATATGTAAGCACGACTGGAGCGATTAGTATTAAGTTATAAAACGAAAACAAACCAACTGACAATATAGTTATGGCTGGACAAAGTATTGAAATCCCTATTAAGTTAGGTGGATTAGCACAAATAAAAAGTGAATTAAGAGATTTAAAGGGTCAACTTGCAAATGCGACAGACCCAGAACAAATGCAACAACTTGCAGAGCGTGCTGGTCAGTTGTCGGATAAAATCAAAGACGCAAACGAAAACGTTAAGAACTTTGCTACTGGTTCAAAATTCGAGTCAATAGGTAATCAGTTCAGCTCAATGAAAGATTCTTTAATGTCTTTAGACTTTGAAGAGGCATCTGACAAGGCGAAAATGTTTAGCACATCGTTAACAAATTTAAAGCCTGGAGATATTGGTAAATCTATTAAGGGACTTATTGGAGTTGTCGGTCAATTAGGTAAAGCGTTTGTAACATTCGGACTTCAACTTTTAGCGAATCCTATCTTCTTACTTGTTGCCGTAATTGTTGCGGTCGTTGTTGGTCTTGTTTTATTAGCAAATAAGTTAGGACTTATAAAGCCAATACTTGACGTTATGTCTAAGGCATTTGACTTTGTCATTCAGAAGTTAAAAGATTTTGCTGATTGGTTAGGGCTTACAAACTTTGCAGAAGAAGACAAGGCTAAAAAATCTATTGAGTCAAATAAAAAGATTGCAGATTCTTACAAGGCAAAAGGAGATAAAATCGCAACGGCATACGATAGACAAATTGAGATAGCAAAAATTGAGGGTAAAAACACAACTCAATTAGAGATTGCTAAACAAAAGGCTATTATCCAAACGGCTCAATTAAGACAAAAGGCATTACAACAACAATTAAAAGATAATGCGGTCAGTCATTCGTTGGATAAAGACCAAATAAAAGCAATTCAAGAAGGTTTAAAAGAAACTAAAACGTTGATTCAAGATAGTACATACAACGTTAAAAAGATTAAAGCACAAGAAGTAGCAGATAATAAGAAGGCAAACGAAGAAACTGCAAAGAATAACAAAGAGTCTGCACAAAAAAGAAAACAAGACCAACAAGAATACGCTAAACAACGTTTAGAAACTGCACGACAAATTGAGGATACAAACATCGCATTGATGGATGATGGAATCAATAAAGAGTTAAAATCAAACGAAACAAAGTACGCACGTCTTAGGGCTGACAACGCTAAAAATTCTAAGTTAACTGCTGAAGAAAGAAAGACTATTGACTTACAACTTCAAGAACAAGAATTTAATGAGAAAAAAATAATCAATCAAAAATATGTTGACTTAACACTTGAAGAAAATAGACAAGCTGACGCAAAAAAAATAGAACTCCAAGAAAAACTTAATGCAGAACAAAAAATCAAAGATGATGAGTTTAATAAATTAAAATCTGAAACTGGTAAGACTGCTCAAGAATTAGAACTTCAAAAGATACGTGCTGACTATGAAGCTAAACGTTTAATTGCTGGAGAAGATAGTGCATTGCTTCAAGCGTTAAATGATGAGGAGAAAAAGAAACTTGCAGAAACAAATAAAAAGTTTAGAGACAAGGATTCCGAAGATGAAAAGAAACTACAAGCACAAAAAATTGAAGCCGTACAAGGTGGTTTAAATGCTATCAGTTCACTTGCTGAAGCATTTGCTGGTAGTTCTAAAGAATCGCAAAAGAAAGCGTTTAAAGTACAAAAAGCGGTTAACATTGCTAATGCTACAATAGACACATATAAAGCAGCACAAGGAGCTTATGCGTCTGCTGGTGGTAACCCAATTCTTGGTTCTATATTTGCAGCAATTGCAGTAGCTGCTGGACTTGCTAATGTTAAAAAGATTGCTTCTACTACTTTCGAGGGTGGTGGTGCTGGAGCTTCATCTGGTGGCGGTGCTCCATCTGTTCCTACAATGAATCCTCAAACATCTATGTATTCAAGTGGTAACGACCAAGCAAACAATCTAAGTTCTACCAACAATGGAATGCAAAACCAACCAACTATTAAAGCGGTTGTTGTTGAGTCTGAAATTACGGCATCACAAAATAAAATGAATAAAATAAAAGAAAGTGCAACGCTATGAGTTACCAAACAATTATAAATAAGATGACTGCGTTTTGTGACGCACATTTACAAGTTAAAAAATTCGGTTCGGACTTCAAAGAACAGATGCCTAACTTCGCTACTAAAGACGAGAAGTATCCGATCGTTTATGCCGTTCCAACTTCAACAAGTGCTGGACTAAACACAAGACAATTTAACTTTGATATTTATTGCTTGGATATAATTCAAAAAGATAGACAAAATATTAATACTATTTTATCAGACACCGAGTTGATATTGAACGATTTTTATTTGTACTTTTATGATGGTCAAGATTTAAGCATTGACGTAATAAGCCCAATGAACACATCGCCATTAAACAATTTTGATTTAGACTATTGTGCTGGTTGGGTTATGACTATTACATTTGAAATTGCTAATCTACCAGAATGTGTTATACCAATTGAAACACCAAACTAATGGCAACATTTAAAGTAAAATATGCTACACGTAATAAGTTAGCAAGGTCTTTGCAGAAAGAGATTAAAGACTTAGGTCTTATAGACTTCGGTACTTTATACGATTCAATTCGTATATCTGCAATGACTGGAGATGAGTTGAATAAAATCAACATTACTATCAACGCAATGTTTTACTATTTGTTTTTAGATGAGGGTACAAGTAGAGGTATTCAACCCTATTCAATTACTGATAAATGGTTACAACGTGGAGACGTAAAAGATATACTTGCAGAAGTAACACAAGAATATATTGCTTGGCAGTTTGAAAAATATCCAATTCTTGAAATGGCTAAGATTTTAAACAACCCAGTTGTATCTATTAAGTTTAATTGGATTGATTCGCCGTATCCAAACTTACCAACCGCACCGACAACGGCTTTCTTTTAAAGTTGTAACTCAGTTTTCATTGATAGCATATTAAATGCGAATATCAAATTCATATTAAGGACATCGTCAATTCTGGTGATGTCTTCATTTGCTAAGATGTAAAGCGTTTTTTCCCAAGACCATTTGTTTAGTGAGTCTTCTTTTTTGATTTCTTCTTTGTCTTCGTCTGTTAAATCTTCTTCAATATCGTCAGTTGCTGGCTCTTGAAACAGATTTATATACGCATTCATAAAATTATCACGAAATAAAATATAGTCTTTAACGATTCCGTAAACATCCGTACAAGGTAATTCATTAAACAACTCTTTTCTATCGTTTAAATCGTACGAATAAGGCTCAAAAACTACGTTTCCCCACTCGTCAAGTTTAGACTTTCTATAAACAACCGCACAAATATCAGTTAAATGTTTGTGATAGTTATTTGTAAAGTAATATTCTAAGTCTATAAACTCCCCAACTTTAAGATGTTGGAATCCTATGTAGTGCAAATCGGATATTTTCCGATTAACTGGTCTATTTGGATCACGATTTATCCAGCTTAACTCGTTTATTATACCAGTCATCTCATCAAAGTCTAAGTCTTCAATGTCGTTTATATCGGTATCTGTTAAAATAGAAAGCATTTCAAGGTTGTAATCAAATGCAGAATCAAAAGAACCCGCCTCAAGTCCTTTCAATTCTGCGTATTGACTTACTGAAATGTTACTCCACGATGTCGGTAGTTGCATTCTGTAATCTGTTAGATAATTTTAAACCAATAAAGGTAGCATAAGGAATTGCAAGTTCTGCGGATAACTGACTAAACAACTTTGCTTTCTGTTTGATATGTGCGTCTGTATAGTGTTCTGTTTTTGTCAAGTCTGAACGCTTAAACAATACCGCCATTAAATGACTAATGTACTTGTTTGGATGAGCCGACACTTGCTTTTCAATCATTTTCATCTCACGTACTGAAATCTTTAACTCGTCTTCGTGCGATGTGTAAGTGTAACCATCTAACTCAATCACTTTACAAAACTCATTTGATGGCTTTACTTTAGTGTCTGAGAATATCTTAATGTATTCTACAAACTCGCTAAATTCTAAATCGTACACTTTAGATTCTGGAACTCCCAAATAAATTAATAGGTTAGCCCAACGCTCAAACTTTTCTACTTCTTCATCGTTTAAGATGTGTGAAACATTCTCGAACTCTTCAATTGTAAATTCATTGATTTCATTCTTTACATCAAATTCTTTAATTTTTACCATAACGTTTTTTTGTCAAATATACAAATTTTTTAAACACTTAACATAATTTTTTCAATATAGTGTATGAAAGAAGATTTACCAATTTACAAAATCACAATAGACCCCGAATATTCTGAGGGCAATGATTTAGGAATTGAGCAAGTAGCTTTCACTTCAAAACCAGCCGTAAAGATTAAAGGTTTAGCTTTTAACTCTCAACAAAAATTTCATTTCGAAGATGAGCCAAAGATGAGAATTGTTGCACCTGCAATGATTCCTATGGAGATTTACAGAAACGACGACGGCGAGGAATACTTTGTTGAATTTACAGAACAAGAAATTGAAACTATCTTTTCTAAGTTTATGTTGAATTTAAACAACCAAAATCTTTTCAATTTAGAACACGATAAAAGCAAAGAAGTACCAGCGTACATTCTTGAAGCGTGGATAGTAGAAAACCCAATGGAAGATAAATCTTTGTCTTCGTATGGTATTAGTGTACCTAAAGGAACTTTGATGCTTACGGCTCAAGTAACCGACAAAGAGTACTACACTAAGTTAGTTGAAAGCGGTCAAGTAGGATTCTCAATTGAGGGGTTCTTAGGTATGAAGTTGGAAGAAACAAAAAAGGAATTTTTAAACCAATATAAAATGAATCTACCAAACGGAGAGCATTTAATCGAAGGTAAAATTTACGTTGTAAAAGACGGAAAAGTTATCGAAGTGAAAGATGTAGAAGTGGCGGAAGAAGTTGCTATGGCAGATGAGCCAGCAACAGATGAGCCAGTCGAAGAAGAAGTAGCGATGGAAGAAGTAGTTGAAGAAGAAGAAGTAGTTGAAGAAGAAGTTGCTATGGCAATTGACCCAGCTATGGACTCAGAAGCTATCACATCAATCGTTATGCCTTTAATTAACGAAAAAATTAACGAAGTATTGCAATTGATTGCAGAACTTAAAAACTCTTTAGAAGTTGAAGTTGAGCCAACGGAAGAAGTAGTCGAAACTAAATTATCTGCTCAACAAAATTTCACTGCATATAGAAGTGCATTTTTAAACAAATAATAAAATGGAAAGAAATCTTAAATTTGATTTGGACATTGAAACAAACGCTTTGTTATGTCCTAACCCTAACGAGTTCTATGGTCGTTCTTACATCTCTGAAGACATCGTGGATAACTATCGTTCATTACCTGGAATTAAGTCAGCTACTAAATTAGCAAACGTAACTTTTGGAAACATTTTACAAGCTGCAAATTGTAACTTTACTGCACCAGCTGATGCTTTAGACGCAGTTGATATTGACGTTTGTTCTTTATCTGCTATGGCTCAATTATGTCAATTTGATTTAGAGCAATCTTTCTTAGCTTTACAAATGGCTCAAGGTTCTAACGGAGATTTTTCTGTTGCTTCTTTTATGTCTTACTACTGGGATGAAATGGCTAAACAAATCCAAGAATCTGTTGAGTACATCCGTTGGCAAGGAGACACAACAAGTGTAAACGAAACTTTGGCTTTGTGTGATGGTTACATTAAAAAATTATTAGCTGACGCTGGAGTTGTTGACGTTGCAAATACAACAATCACTTCTGCAAATGTTATTACAGAAATCGTTAAGGTATTGAATGAAGCTCCAGCTACAATTAGCCGTAAAAAAGCAGACTTAAGATTGTACGTTTCTCCAAACGTTGCAAACGCTTTAGAACTTGCTACTGCATCTGGTAACACTCAAACATACATCACTACTCCTTTAGCTTTAACTTTCTTAGGAATTAAAGTTGTAGTTGCTGAAGGTATGCCAGTTGACACAATGGTCTTGACTTTGAAAAATAACTTAATCTACGCATTCGATGGTGAAGGTGATGGTAAAGCATTGAAAGCAGTTAACTTGTCTGACACGGTTGCTGAGCCGTACTTACGTACACGTGCTAACTTGAAAGTTGGTTTTGCTTATGTTAACCCAACAGAAATCGTTCTTTACTCATAAGAATTAATAATAACTTAAAAGAAAGGGTGGTGCAATAAACGCCACCTTTTTTTTGTAAACACTATTTAAAATGTCAAATTGTACAACACTTACAACAATAACAAAAGGTTGTGATGCTAACATCGGTGGAATTACTGCGGTTTACATCAACGACCAAGACAATGTAACTGCAATTACAGAAACTGAAGCAACTTGGACAATTGATGCTATCACTTGTTCTCCAAACTTCGTTCCTTTTGAAATTCGTAGAAACTCTGGTAACTACACAGAAGAAGAATCTAACGACTTAGTTAAAGGTTCTCAATTCGTTACTGCTACAATTACTTTAATGTTCTCAAGACGTGAAGCGTCTAAATCAAGAGCAATCAAAATTCTTGGAGAAGGACAACGTGACTTAGCGGTAATCGTTAAAGATGCAAATGAGAAATATTGGTACTTCCCATATGCTCAAATCAGTGCAGTTGCTGAAGGTTCTGGAACGGCTAAAGCTGATGGTTCATCTTATTCCGTAACAATCTTAGCTGAGAATTTATATTTAGCAAAAGAAGTAGACGCTGATATCATTGCTGGTATTGTTGCATAATTTCTTTTAGCACTTTGTTAAAATTCCCTCACTATTTAAGTGGGGGTTTTTTGTTTTAAACATAATCTTAATTTGGTACAATATAAGTATGATTTATATAGATAAAAATCAAGAGAATAAAATTTGCCTAACTCTTTCGGAATCCGTTACGATTAGCAATCCTTATTATTTATTTGTCTTTCAAAACGAGTACAATAAAAATGCAGACCCTTTTTTATGGGTTGCAGAAGACATCTCTGAACATACAAACAGATATAACTTATTCCTAATGGATGAAACGACAAGCGAATCGTTTACCATTGGGCAATATACATATACAATTTACGAAAGTGAGACTTTACCAATTGATGAAACTGGCTTGAACGCGGTTGAAGAGGGGAGAATGGTTGTTGCTGGAGTAGTTACAAACTCAATTTATCAATGAAATTATTTGGATTCAACATCGGAAAGAGTACAAGTGTAGAGATGACAGAAACGTCAAGCTATCAATCTTTCTCAACACCATTTTTAAAAGTAAAAGGTGGTAATTTGTCTTTACCTTATGTAAATGCAAGACAACAAACTAATGGATATATTCGTTTTGGCGACGACAATCTATATCCTCAACTGATTAATCAGCTTTATTACACAAGTCCTTTGCATTCGTCTATAATTGACTTTAAAACTAATGCAATTATCGGTGGAGGTTATGAGTTGAAGATGGATGCAGACATTAAAGCGACTGAGAAAGTAGACGTTTACGCTATTGAGAAACGTTTAAACCTTAAAAAGACTTTAAATCACATTACAAAAGACGTTCTTTTACACAATCGCAAGTACTTTATTTTACGTTTCAATAGTTTAGGCGACCTTGTAGGGGTTAAATCTATTGGAGCTGAGAAAGTAAGACGTGACAAAGACGGAGAAAACTACTTTATCTGCGATGACTGGTGGAGTCAAATTGAAATTAGACCAATAAAACGATATTCAAAAGATTGTACAGATAGAGAGCAACTATATGTATATGAAAATCTGCAAGTAGGACAAGACATTTATCCGTTACCAAGTTATACAAGTGCTTTTAACTGGGCTTTTTTAGATGGCGAAATGTCGTATTTACAAAAGTCGAATATCTTAAACTCAATTTTCCCATCTTTTGCAATGATGTTTCCAAAGAAACCGCAAGGAGAAGAAGAAAAGAAAGCCATCAAAGACACAATTGAAAGAGCGAAAGGCGCACAAAATGCTGGTAAAGCGGTTGCATTCTTTGCTAATAATAAAGACCAACTGCCAACTATTGAATCAATACCGACTAACAACTTAGACAACGTCTTTCAAGTAACGACAGAAAGCATTGATAGTAAGATTTGCCAAGCACACACAATCGACCCGATTTTAATGGGTATTCGTGTAAGTGGTAAACTTGGTTCTGGTTCTGATATTAAACAAGCATATGTAATATTTGAAAAGAATACTATTATACCAATGCGTCAAACGATTGAAGACATAATCAACGAGATATTTAAAATAGCTGGAGCGAAAGCAGAAATCGTAATCAATAACTACCAAATCGTTAATGAGACAATTGTAGAAGTTGATGGAGATGCAAGCAAAACACAAGACGCTTTAAATAGTATGTCGCCTTTAGTTGCTACAAAAGTCCTTGAGTCAATGACTGAAAACGAAATTCGTGCTTTGGCTTCATTGCCACCAGTTGCTGATGGAGATAAAACAAAATCACAAATCGCACAAGAAGCAATTGATAACGCACCAACACCAACACTATGATTTACTTTATTACAGAAAACTATTTAAAGACTCAAACTCCAATTACTGCAAATTGTGATGTTAACGACATTGTGCCATACATTAAGACGCAGTCAGATTTGAGAATCCAGCCTATATTGGGAACTTATTTTTATGAGTATATTCTTGCAAAGTATAACGATCAGACGTTAACGGCAAACGAAGAAACACTTGTAACTTATATACAACCAATTGTTGCGTGGCGAAGTGCTGAAGATGCGGTATTTGGTTTATCTTACCAGTTGAAAAATAAAGGTCTTCAATTGCAAAATGGCGACTACTCAAACTCAGTGTCTCAAAGTGAGGTTGCATTTGCTCAAGACCACTATGGACAAAAGGCATCTTTTTACGAGGCACGTTTATTCAACTATCTAAAAACTAATAAAGATTTATTCGCACAATTTACAAGTGAATTGAATAAAGATAGCGACATTCGACCAACTAAGAACGAAGACAATGGATATACTGACTCAATTATGATTATATGATTCGAATAATTGCATCTAACACGGCTATTCTTTTAAAGGTATTACTTGTATTTTTCGCACCTATTAAGGGTATTATAATACTCGTTGCTTTATCAACTATTTTAGATACTGCATTTGGAGTATGGAAAGCGAGTAAATTAAAAGAGAATGTAAATAGTAAAACATTTAGACACGGATTCGTACCTAAATTGATGAGTTACGTTGGTGCAATTATGCTTGTTTATGCTTCTGACTTTTTTATCATTAATTACTTGACAAAAGAAGTTATAAGCGTAGACTATTTAGCAACTAAAGTCATTGCTTTAATGCTGATTAGTATTGAGGTTAAAAGTATGGATGAATCATTTCAAAAAGTAAAAGGCTATTCATTTATTGGAAAGATTGTAAAGCTGATTATCCAGGCAAAAGACGTAAAGAAAAAACTTGCAGAATGAAGATAGATTTCAAACACTTATTTTCTATGGTCATTATTTGGCTATTATCTATATACCTTGTATTTTATTTTACTTCGTGTTCTGCGAAATGGCATATCAATAGAGCGTACAAAAAAGGTGCAAAGTTAGAACAAGAAAGCGACACAATCCGCATAACATCAATAGATTCATTTAAAGTGGTTTTAAAGGATACTTTCTACTTTGAGAAGTTCTTAACCACAAAAGATACTATCATTCGTTACAAACGCTTATACGTGCCTAAAACACGATTTGAAACAAGAATCGAATATAAGTTAAAACGTGATACGCTAAGACTTGAAAAAATCAAAGTACGTAAAGAATACCGAGTTAAAACTAAGCCGTTCCCGTTTACGCTTTTATTAATTGTTATTGGTTTAGTGTGTATTACAATAATTAGTTTTATATTTAAGCCAAAATTTTAATATGAATTTAAGCGAACATGTAACGATTGAAGAATTTTGCTACTCTCAAACTGCAATAAAGAAAGGCATACGCAACACAATGTCTTTAGCAGAAACAAAGAAAGCAATTGATTTATGCGTTAATGTATTTGAGCCGATTAGAAAGCACGTAGGCAAGCCAATTAAGATTACAAGCGGATTTAGATGTAATCAATTGAATAGTTTAATAGGTGGTGCGTATGGAAGCCAACATACGAAGGCAGAAGCATTTGATTTAGATATTACCGATAGAAAGTTGTTTGACTGGATAATTAAAAACGTAGAATTTGACCAAGCCATTTATGAATTTGGAAACGATGCACACGCTAATTGGTTTCACATATCTTATCGTAAAGGTAACAACCGAAAACAAGCATTGAGAGCAGTTAAAATAGCTGGTAAAACGCAATACATAGCATACAAGCC